TGATAAGAACATATCTAAAAAGACATCTTCAGATAAAGATGCTGCAAAACCTGTTAGTACAAGGTCAACACGTTCTGAACCTCAAAGTAATGAAAGTAAAAGTTATTTAAAGGAATCAGACGTACAAAAAATGTCAGCACAAGAATATGAAAAACGTGCTGATGAAGTTATGGAAGCAATACGGTCAGGTAAATTTACTTATGACTTATCTGGTTCAGCGAGATAGGAATATATTATGACACATCAAAGTAAAATATATATTCCTAAAAAGGAAGAAGAATACTTAGCACCCTTTGGTCCTGTAATGGGATACAAAAAAATGACTCCTTCTTTTATAACAAAAATGAATGAGTTAATGAGTCCTGATTTACAAGATTGGTCAGATAATTTAGTCGGTAAAGTTAAACAAGAATTAAAGTTTACTCAAGAAATAGAACAATTATGGTTAGATGAATTTTCACAGTTTATAGGAAGATTACATAACTATGTTGAGTACAGACATTCTTTTGGTACACAAAAATTAAATACCGATAAATTTAATTACGGAATACAAATAGCTTCAGGGTGGTTTGTAAGACAATTTGAAAATGAATACAACCCATTACATATTCACACAGGAGCACGAATGTCTTGTGTTGGATATTTAGGACTACCTAAAGGAATTGAAAAGGAATGGGAAGAAGATTATAAAGACCATCATCCTGCAAATGGGCATATACAGTTTGCTCATGGTACACCTTCAGGATACAGCCAAACAAATTTTATGGTTAAACCACAAGTAGGAGATTTTTATATATTTCCTGCAGAATTATTTCATTGTGTTTATCCATTTAAGACTAAAGGAGAAAGACGTTCCTTTAGTGTGAACTTTACTTTTGTTGAAGTTCCAAAAGAAACTGTTGACAAACAGTAATTTATGTATATAACTATATATAATACTGTAAGCAAAGCCCACAGATACGTGATACCTTTGCTTACAAACATCAGCAAACAACAAAAAGTTTTAAAGAATACCTGGTAAACTTAGCCCATTAAGTATAAGAATGTACAGCTTATATAGTATGCACCTAACGTAAATCAGCCCTGTTATTACATTTGTATGTTCGCATCTGTAAACTATGCTTATAATATAGGGAGATATAAAATGGCATTTTCTACTGCGGCAGGTTATGGTAATCTACCTAATGGAAATTTTAGCCCCATTATCTATAGCAAACAGGTGCAACTTGCATTTCGCAAGTCATCTATTTCTGAAGCAATCACTAACTCTGATTACTTTGGAGAAATTGCTAACATGGGTGATTCCGTTAAGGTTATTAAAGAACCTGAAATTACAGTTAAGGCTTATACAAGAGGTACAACAATTACACCTCAAGACCTTGACGATGAAGAGTTCAGCCTAACAATTGACAAAGCTAATTACTTTGCATTTAAGGTTGACGATATCGAAGAAGCACATTCACACGTTAACTTTCAACAGTTAGCTAGTGATAGAGCTGCTTATAGACTATCTGACCAATTTGACCAAGACGTTCTTGGTTACTTGTCAGGTTTTAAGCAGTCATCTATACATGGTACTGCTGATACTGCAAACTCAACTGTAAATGGCTCAAAAGCTGTTTCAACTGCTGGTTCAGACGAATTATTATCATCAATGTTAATTGATGCTCTTGATTTTGGTGGGTCATCAGGTGATGCTGTTGCTATCCAACCTAGAACAGGTGGAGCTACTACTGCTGCCCCTGCTGCTGGTGATAGACACCCATTAACAGTTATTGCTCGTATGTCAAGATTACTTGACCAACAAAATGTAGATACTAACGGAAGATGGTTAGTTTTAGACCCAGTATTTATTGAGGTTTTAAAAGACGAAGACTCAAGATTATTTGATGCCGATTTCGGTGGAAGTGGTCTTCAGAATGGTTTAATTCTTAATAACCTACACGGTTTTAAAGTTTACCAATCTAACAATCTACCTGCTGTTGGAACAGGTCCTTCAAATACAGGCACAAACAGTTCAACAAACTATGGTGTGATTGTGGCAGGACATAGTTCTGCTGTAGCTACTGCTGAACAAATCAACAAAACAGAGACTTATAGAGACCCTGATTCTTTTGCTGATATTGTTAGAGGTATGCATTTGTATGGTCGAAAGATACTTAGACCTGAAGCTCTTGTTAGAGCAAAATATCACTTAGCGTAAAGGAGAATATAATATGGCATTAGGCGATAATACAACTTCTGTTGCTAGAGGTATGGGTTCTAGAGGTAGACAACCATACTTTATTCAACATACACTAGATTTTGCTCAAGCAGTAACTGACAAGGGAACTGCTCTTGCAGCAAATGATGTTATTCCAGGATTAACTATTCCTGCGAATACTGTTATACTTCATGCGGGATTTGAAGTTACAGAAGCCCATGCGGGTACTTCTACTGATACCGATTTTGACTTTGGCATAACAGGTGGAGACCTTGACAACTTTGTTGATGGTTTTGACTTTGATGGTGCAAGTGTAGGTGATTATGCTCCTACTCCTGCAGCTTATGCTCCAGTTATTATTGGTGGAACTTCAGATACTATTGACATTGAACTTCAAGCTATGACAGGCACAACAACAGGGGGTAAACTCCGATTGTTCGCTATCTGCATGGACATTGATGACATTGGCACAATGGCTGCTGACGAAGTAGACAGAGATACATTAGCGTAACTCAATTATCTACTAAGGGGGCAGGGCAACTTGCCCTCTTACATTACATTTAGGATAGGACATGGCTGAAAGTTTTCTTACACATACAAATAGAGTAATAGCACGTTTAAATGAAGTGCAATTAACATCTTCTAATTTTACTTCTTCAAGAGGTATTCAAACACAATGTAAGAACGCTGTTAACGAAGCCGTAAGATTTATTAATCAAAAAGAATTTCAATATCCTTTTAATCACACAACAAAGACAGAAACACTAACTGCTGGAACATTTAAATATAGTATACCAACAGATGCTAAAACAGTTGACTATAATACATTTAGATTAGTTAAAGATAGTGACTTAGCAACTAGTGGTGGTAAACTAAGGACAACAGATTATAATGATTATGTAAATTCATACATAACTCAAGAAGATGAAATAAGTACAACAACATTAAGTACATCACATACAGACTCTGTTACTACAATTACAGTTGTAAGCACAACAGGATTTAATAGTGCAGGTACTTTATTTATAGGAAATGAACAAGTAACATACACAGCTATAGGTAGTTCAACAACATTTACTGGTGTAACACGAGGGGCTAATGGAACAACAGAATCTGCCCATGATAGTGGTGTTCAAGTTGCACAGTTTGAAAGAGGTGGTATACCACAATCTGTTATTAGAACACCTGATAATAATTATATATTATATCCTTTCCCAACAAAATCATTTTCTATAAAGTACGATTACTTTTCTTTTCCAACAGATATGACAGCACATAGTGATACAACAACTATACCTGATAGATTTGCACCTATTATAGCAGATGGTGCTACAGCATTTGTTTATCAGTATAGAGGTGAGACACAACAATATGGTATAAACTTTGCACGTTTTGAGCAAGGTATAAAGAATATGCAAACGCTATTGGTAAATAGATTTGACTACATTAGGTCTACATTTATACCAAGGCAAGGTTATTCAAATACGTCTGATATAACAACAAGAGTAAGTTAATATGCCTGACCAATCGCAAACTTCTCCTTCAGCATTTGTATGTGAAGGTGGGTTAGTTAAAAGTCGTTCTACGTTTATAATGCAACCAGGACAAGCACTTGAGTTGTTAAACTTTGAGCCTGACATTGAAGGTGGGTATAGAAGAATAAACGGTTTTAGAAAACACTGCAATCACATTGTACCTCAAACTTCAGCTAGTACCGAAAAAGTTTTAATGGTAGCATTTTTTAATAATAACATAATAGCTGCTAGAGGTGAAAAAATATTTAGTTCAGCTTCAAGTGAGCTATCTGGTAAAATACTCATAGGTACAAGCATGGCAGGTTCAGGCACTATTTCAGTAGATAGTACAAGTGGCTTTAGTTCTAGTGGTACTTTACAAATTAACTCAGAAATATTTACTTACACAGGAAAAACAACTTCAGCATTTACAGGCGTAACAAGAGCAACAAGTTCAACATCTGCTGCAGCACACGCAATAGATGATACAGTTTCAGAGAGTTGGACAGAAAGAGATAATAGTAGAACAAATGCTAGTAAGTATTCGTTTGAAAGATATAACTTTGATGGCAATGAAAAGTTAATTGTTGTTGATGGAGTAAATGACCCAACAATATTTAACACATCTTTAACAGCTTCAGATGTTACAACTTCAAGTGTAGAGGGTGCTAAATTTGTAGCTGCATTTAAAAACCATATGTTCTATGCTGGTATGTCTAGCACACCTCAAGAGATAGTATTTAGTGAGGGTTTAAATGAAGATGGATTTAGTTCAAGTGCTAGTTTACCTGCAGGAAGTATTAAGGTAGATGACACTATTGTTGGTATAAAAGCATTTAGAGGTGAGTTATTTATATTTTGTGAAAACAGAATATTTAAAATTACGGGAAGTTCAGGAAGTGGTTCTGATGTATTTTCAGTAACACCTGTTACAAGAAATATTGGATGTGTAAACGGTGATACAATTCAAGAATTTGCAGGTGACTTAATATTCCTAGGACCTGATGGATTACGTACAGTAGCAGGTACAGCAAGAATTGGTGACGTTGAACTTGGAACTATTAGTGCAAACGTACAATCTATATTTGATGAAAATTTAGTTGATGCAGCATTATTTGAATCAATTGTAATACCTAATAAAACACAATATAGAATATTCTTTTCTAAAGAAGGTGCGGCTGAAGATAATACAAAAGGTGTAATATGTGTTATGAAAGGACAGAGCTTTGAATTTTCTGAGTTAAGAGGTATAAAACCATCGTGTACAGATACCTTTGTTGAAGCAGGTAATGTGTTAACAATACATGGTGGTTTTGATGGTTTTGTACACAGACAAGAAAAAGGTAATGACTTTGATGGTACAACAATATCAGGTAGATATAGAAGTCCTGATTTAACTTTTGGAGACCCTGGAATAAGAAAACATATGCAAAGAGTTATAGTAAACTACAAACCTGAGTCAGCTATTAATGCTGATATGTTTGTAAGATATGATTATGAAGATAGAAACTCTTCAAGACCTGCAGCATATGCATTAGATTCTGAAGATGTGGTAGCTATATACGGCACATCAACTTATGGAACACCTACATATGGTGGTGCATCACAACCATTACTAAGACAATCAGTAGAGGGTTCAGGATTTGCAGTTGCATTGAGAGTTAATGATAATGCTACAACAGCACCATACTCATTAAAAGGATTTCAATTAGAATATCAGTTAGGAGCAAGAAGGTAAATGGGAGCAACGTATACAAGACAATCATCTTATACAGATGGTGACGTAATTACAGCAGCACATACCAATGATGAATTTGACCAAATATTAGCAGCCTTTCAAGCAAGTAGTGGACATACACACGATGGAACTGCTAACGAAGGTGGTCCTATAACTAAGTTATTAGGTAATTCATTAACCTTTGGTGCTGCAACTGCAGGAACAGATATAACAATAACATTCGATGGAGAAACATCTGATGGTGTATTTGCATGGATGGAAGATGAAGATTATTTTAAGTTTTCAGATGATATACTAATTGTCGATGATGAGCAATTAATATTTGGTTCAGATTCAAATGTTGCAATTAGTTATGATGAAGCTACAACTGATTCATTAAAAATAGCTGCAACTGAGGGTGCAGGATTAGCTATTACATTAATGGCTGATGAAGGTGATGATGCAGGAGATGAGTGGAAATTAAATATAGCTGATGGTGGCACACTAACATTAGGTAATGATATAGCAAGTGCAGGAAGTTATGTAACACATCTTACTTTAACTCCTAATTCTACAGTAGCTAGTTCTACATTAGCTGTAGCAGGTAATCTTACAGTAGGTGGTTCTTTAACATTAGGTTCAGGTGCTGAGTTAGCTGAAGCTGAATTAGAAATGCTTGATGGCATTACAGCAGGTACTGTTGCTGCTAGTAAGGCTATGGTTGTAGATGCTAATAAAGATATAGGAACAGTTCGTAATTTAACTATTGATGGTACATTTTCAGATGGTAATTACACATTTGATACTAGTGGTAATGTCAGTGGTTTAGGTACTATTGCTTCAGGTGCTATTACATCTACTGGAATAGTTACAGGTACAGGATTTACAGCAGGTAGTGCTGTTTTAGCTGAAGCAGAACTAGAGTTACTTGATGGCTTAACTGCAGGTACAGCTATAGCTTCAAAAGTAGTTACAACAGATGCAAGTATAAATACTACAGGACAAAATAATTTAACTATCTCTGGCGAATTAGATGCAGCGACAGGTGACTTTTCAAGTAATGTTGATATAGCAGGTGATTTAACACTATCAGCAGGAGCAGATGGTGCTTTAAGATTTAGTGCTGCAAGTTCTATAAAAATACTTGATAATAGTGCGGCTTCCCTAGTTATTGAAGAAGCTGACAATGCTTACATGACGTTTGTTACTACTAATTCTTCTGAAGCAATTAAATTTGATAAAGCACTTGATATTAATGGTGCTGTACAAATTGATGCAACCTTTACCTCTGGTGTAGATGGACAAGGTTATGATACTAAGTTTTTTGGAGATACATCTAGTGCATTTATGTTATGGGATACATCAGCCGATGATTTAATATTTAGTGGTGCTGCAGGGCTAGTTGTTCCTGATGGACAGTTAGTATTAGGTTCAACAGCCGTATCTTCAACAGCTACAGAATTAAATTTACTTGATGGTGTATCAGGATTAGTACAAGCTGACTTTACAAAACTAGCAGCAGTTGATTCAACAGCAGCTGAACTTAACATTGTAGATGGAGATACTTCTGCCACAGCAACAACATTAGCAGATGCTGACAGAGTTGTTGTTAATGATAATGGCACAATGGTTCAGGTTGCTCTAACTGACTTTGAAACATACTTTGAGTCAGCTTTAGACACACTATCAAATGTAACAACAGTAGGTGCTTTAAATAGTGGTTCAATAACAAGTGGATTTGGTGCTATTGACAATGGCTCAAGTGCTATAACAACTACAGGTACTATAACAGGTGGTTCGTTAGATATATCAGGTAATGCAGATATTGATGGAGTAACCAATTTAGATAATACAGATATAGATGGTACATTAGTAGTAGATGGTTCTAACATATCACTAGACAGTACATCAACTTTAAACATAGATAACTCTAATACATCTAATGGAATAACAATCGGAACAGCAACATCAGGTGTTCCAATATCTATAGGACATACTACATCTGAAGTAACAATTAACGATAATATGACTGTTACAGGTGACTTAACAGTTAGTGGAACAACTACTACTGTAAACTCAACAACTGTAAATTTAAATGACCATAACATTATATTAGATAGTGGCAACAGCACATCTGCTGTAATTAATGGAGCAGGTATTACTCTTGAGGGTGGTACAGGAACAGATGCTTCATTTTTATATAGTACTACAGGTCCTAAATTTGAATTAAAGTTAGGTTCAGATTATGAGGATTTACAAGTTGACCAACTTATTGCAGCTTCATTAGATGTATCAGGAAACATAGATATAGATGGTACTTCAAATCTAGATATAGTTGATATAGATGGTGCTGTCGATATGGCATCAACACTTACAGTTGCAGGTGTGGTTGATATAACAGACACTACTGACTCTAGTGATGCTACTGGTGATACAGGTGCATTAAGAGTTGAGGGTGGTGCAAGTATAGCTAAAAAACTTTTTGTTGGTACAGATGCAGACATTGATGGTACATTAGAAGCAGATGTTATAACAGTTAATGGCACAGCACTTAATACTGTAATTGCAGGAGTAACAGTTACCAATGCTACAAACTCTGCACACGTATTAGTAACAGACAACGAAAGTACAAACGAAGAAAATCTTATTACCTTTGTAGAAGGTGCTACTGATAGCACAGGAAATGTTGGTTTGGAAATGGATGGTAATCTTTCTTATAACCCAAGCACAGGTACAGTATCAGCTACAATATTTAAGGGTAATATAGATGCTGTAGATGGTGATTTTGATGGCACACTAGAAGCAGATGCTATAACAGTTGCAGGAGCAACATTAAGTTCTGTTATTCAAGATGAAGCAACAGCATTAGCTATTGCGTTAGGATAATGCTTGACAAACAAGCAAAAATGATGTATAATTAACACAATAAGGAAAGACAAATGGCAAATACATTTAAAGTTATAACAAGGGATGTAGCACCAAATGCATCAGGTACTCCTGAAACACTTTATACTGTGCAATCAGGCAGTACAGTTATTGTGTTAGGTTTGACTCTTGCAAATGTGCATACATCACAAGTAACAGGAACAGTACAGTTAGTAAGTACGACAACACAAACATCACAAACACAAAATACTACAGCACACATTGTAAAAGATATTCCTGTGCCTGTAGGAAGTTCTGTAGAGATTATGGCAGGAAATAAAATTGTGTTAAATGTAGGTGATATAATTAAAATAGATTGTTCTGTTGCAGATAAACTTTCAGTAACAATGAGTTATATGGAGATAACATAATATGCCGTATATAGGTAAAGATGTTCCAACAGCATATCAAAGTACAACAGCCGTACAGAGATTTAATGGTGATGGAAGTGATACAACATTTACGTTGACAACT